TAGTTTAATTTTTGAAAAATAATTTAATATTTATAATAAAATGGAAAAAAAAGTTTTAGAAAAAGAAGAAATTAATAAGTTAAAAGAATTAAAACAACAATTCAAAACCCTTACTGATTTAACTGGTGAAACTGAGGTTCAAATTATGAATCTCCAAATAAAAAAAGAACAATTAAAATTTAATTTACAAAACTTGCAACAACAAGAATTAGTTTTAGCTGAAAAATTAGAGGAAAAGTATGGTGAAGGAACCATTTCTTTAGAATCTGGCGAGTTTTTACCCAATAAGTAAACTTTTGAGAGAGTTTAATATATTTATCATAAAAAATAACATAAAATGGCAGAAACATTAATTTCCCCAGGGGTATTAGCAAGAGAAAATGATCAATCTCAAATCACCTCACAACCTGTACAAGCTGGTGCAGCTATTGTAGGTCCTACTGTTAAAGGTAAGGTAAACATTCCTACTTTAGTAACTAGCTACAGTGAATATTTAGCTACTTTTGGTAGTACTTTTGAAAGTGGTTCGGATGAAAAATCATTCTTTACTTCAATATCAGCTTATAATTACTTCCAAAATGGAGGTCCTTCATTATTAGTAACTAGAGTAGCTTCAGGTTCATTTAGTGCTGCATCATCATCTAGAATTGATGGTAATAATGGTTTAGCATCAGGTGTTGGAACTTACACTACTAATTCATTTAACGCTACAGGTTCTACAGGAACTGTTACAGGCGTTACAGGTACTGCAGATGGTAGTGGTACAGGAGCAGAATTTACTATTGTATTATCTAATTCACAATCAATTGACACTATTACTGTAACTTCTACAGGTTCAGGATACGCTGTAGGTGAAATCATTACTGTAACTTCAGAATCATTAGGTGCTGACCAAGCTGGTGGTACAGATTTAACACTTACTTTAGTAGATGGTAATATCCAATCTACAAGTGATATCTTTGTATTAGAAACTCTTGCTGAAGGTGCTATTATGAATAGCACATCAACTGAAAGCTCAGCTGGCTCATTAGTTAGTGGTTCAACTGATAATTTAAGATGGGAAATTGTTAGCCCAAATGCCGCTCAAGGTACTTTTTCAGTAGTAATTAGACAAGGTAATGATAAACAAAAATCAAAATCAGTATTAGAAACATTTGCAAACGTTTCTCTTGACCCTAAAGCACCTAATTACATTGCTAGAATAATTGGTGACCAAACAATGACAGTTGCAGGATCTGGAACTGATGTTTATTTACAAACAACTGGTGATTATCCAAATGCTTCAAGGTATGTAAGAGTAAAACAAGTAAATGTAAAAACTCCTGATTATTTTGATAATGATGGTAACGCTAAAACAGCATTTACTTCTTCACTACCACAAGCACAAAGTGGTTCATTCGGAGATGCAGTTGGTGATGTAGTAACAGGTGGTGGTTATTACCAAGATGTTAGTACTGAAACTCAAGGTTTAGTAGCTGCTAATTATACAACAGCAATTAATTTATTAGCCAATAAAGATGAATTTAAATACAATATCATCTCAGTTCCTGGTTTAACTTATGCAAATGCAGCTCATAAAACACCAATTAATTCTTTACTTTCAAATACAGAAGAAAGAGGAGATGCAATTGCAATTGTTGATTTAGAAAATTATAGTTCAACTCCAACTGCAGCAGCAGCAACAGCCGCTACAATTGATAGTTCATACGGTGCTGCTTATTGGCCGTGGGTACAAGTTACAGATCCAGATGCAGGTATTTTATCTTGGATCCCAGCTTCAACCTTACTTCCAGGTGTATATGCTAATAACGATGTTACAGCAGAAGCATGGTTTGCACCAGCAGGTATTAATAGAGGTGGATTAGGAATGGTAAGACAAGCAGAAAGAAAATTAACTCAAGCAAATAGAGATAGTTTATATACTGCTAAAGTAAATCCAATTGCTTCATTCCCAGGTAGAGGAGTTGTAGTATTTGGTCAGAAAACACTTCAAACACAGGCATCAGCACTTGATCGTGTAAATGTTAGAAGATTGTTAATTGAACTTAAATCTTACATTTCTCAAGTATCTGAAAATTTAGTATTTGAACAAAACACAGCCGCTACAAGAAATACATTCTTAAGCCAAGTAAACCCATACTTAGAAAGTGTACAACAACGTCAAGGTTTATACGCATTTAAAGTAGTAATGGATGATAGCAATAACACTCCAGATGTAATCGATAGAAACCAATTAATTGGAGCTATTTATTTACAACCTACTAAAACTGCAGAATTTATTTACCTAGATTTCAACATTTTACCAACAGGAGCTACTTTCCCAGCGTAAGAATTTAAAAGGCAAATATTTATAACTGAATAAAAAAAATAAACACAAAATAAAATGGCAGTATTAGATCCAAACGAAATATTTTTCACCGCTTTTGAACCAAAACAAGCGAATAGATTTATCATGTATGTAGATGGAATTCCATCATATATGATTAAAGAAGTAGGTGAATTGAAAATTGAAAATGGTGAGGTAATTTTAAACCACATTAACTCATACCGTAAAGTAAAAGGTAAATCAAAATGGGGGGACTTGTCAATGACATTGTTTGATCCTATTACACCTTCAGGTGCTCAAGCGGTAATGGAATGGGTAAGATTACACCACGAATCAGTAACAGGTAGAGATGGTTATAGTGATTTCTATAAGAAAGATGTAACTATTAATGTATTAGGTCCTGTAGGTGATGTAGTATCAGAATGGATTATTAAAGGAGCATTTATTAAGGATGCAGCATTTACTGGTTACAACTGGGATACTGAAAATCAAGCACAAACTATTGGTTTAACATTAGGTATGGATTATTGTGTATTGAATTTCTAATAAAATTCTGTCAAATATTTTTAAAGAGAGCTTGGTTACCGCCAAGCTCTTTTGTATCGTTAATATGTATACGCATATTTTAAGTTATAACTAAATAAAAATTATGGAAGAAAGTAAATTTAAGTTTCCAACCGAAACAATTGAGTTACCCTCAAAAGGATTAATTTATCCTGAAGACAACCCTTTATCAAGTGGTGAAATCGAAATGAAGTACATGACTGCTAAGGAAGAAGATATTCTTTCTAATCAATCTTACATCCAAAATGGCACAGTATTAGACAAATTACTGCAGTCCCTTATTGTATCTAAAGTAAATTATCGAGACATTGTTGTAGGAGATAAAAATGCAATTATGATTGCTGCTCGTATTTTAGGTTATGGTAAAGATTATGAATTTGATTATAAAGGAGAAAGAGTAACAGTTGACTTATCAGTATTAGAAAATAAAACATTTGATGAAAAAGAAATTTCTAAAGGTGTAAATGAATTTTCTTTTACTCTACCTAACTCAGAAACACCTATCACTTATAAATTACTAACTCATAAAGATGAGATGGCAATTGAAGGTGAAATTAAAGGTTTAAAGAAAATTAACAAACAAGCTGATCCATCTGTTTCTACACGTATGAAACATATGATTCTTTCTGTTAATGGGGATGATGATAAAAAAACCATCCGTGAGTTTGTAGACACTTATTTCCTGGCATCCGACGCGCGAGCATTTCGCCAACACGTTAGAGATGTCCAGCCTGATGTTGATTTAAATGTAATGGTCGAAGTAGACGGTGGGATGGAGGCCATCGACGTTCCCATTACTGTCAACTTTTTTTGGCCTGACGCCTCAGTATAGAGTTTCATTATTTAGCCAAATACACGAGATAGTGTTTCATGGTAAAGGCGGCTATGATTACCTTACTATCTATAACATGCCTATTTGGTTAAGAAACTTTACCTTCAAGAAAATGAAGGAACATTATGATAACGAAGCTGCTGAGATGAAAAAATCTCAGGGTAAAGGGGGCAATACTACAACCGTAATAGATTCTAGTGGTAAAGTACAAGCTCCGGAGCATTTTCAGAATGCGAAAAAATCTCCAAACTATGTTGCGAAGGCGTCCAAGAAGTGACGCCTTCCAATATTTATAATAAAACCTAATGGCAAATTTAAACGAAGATTTAAATAAAGCAAATAAGAACGCTCAAAAGTTAAATGATACTATGGGCGATACTCAAGACTCTTTTAGAGATATGAGATCTCTTTTAGAAGGGATTAATAGCGAATTAGGTAAAAAAGTTAATAATGTAAAAGAAGCTAGCAAGGGGTACACAGATTTAACTTCTATAGCTTCTAAATTAGCTCTCCAAGAAGAAGAAATCACAAGATATTCAGATTCCCAATTAAAATCATTTTCAGAAAAAGCTCAAGCTGCACGAGCAGAAATTGAAATAAGAGCTGAATCCTTAATTAAAGAAAAAGGAATCAATGCCGAATTAAAGGGTAATGAGGGAATGTTAAATCAAATCTTAGGATTTAGAAAAGATTTAACAGCTGAACAAGAATCTTTATTAAAAGGCTATGCAACTGAGTTCAAATTAGAAGATGAAATTGTTGAAAAAGTTCAAGAAGAAGTTCTAATTCGTAAAGAGGTAAATAAAGCTCTAGGTATTGCCGGGAGTTCATTAAAATTACTAACTGAAATAGCAGGTCCTTTAGCAAAAGTTATTAAAATTGATAAGATAGCTGAAGATATGGAGGCATTTGCTGAGGAAACTATCCGAGCAGGTGGCAGTGTCAGTAGATTATCAACATTAGGAGTTGGACTAAAATCAGCTTTTTCAAGTGCTTTTGCCACATTAACAGATCCTACAGTTATTATAGCAGGAGCTCTTAAAGGTTTTAAAGAAGTAGATAAAGCTAGTGTAGCATTTCAAAGACAAACAGGTGAAAATTTAAATACATTTGGCACTGGTATAGATGCTGCCAATACTCATTTTATTACAACAGCAGATTATATTCAAACTGCTAGTGCATTAACTAAAGAATTAGGTGTAAACGCTACAGCAATGTTTAAACCTGAAGATATTTTAGAAGCATCTGAAATGGTTCACGCTATGGGTATGAGTGTTGAACAATCTAACAAGTTAGCTCTAATATCTAAAGTAAATGGGGGTAATCTTAAAGCCCAAAGTGAAGCAATTGTTGCAGGAGTAAACGCTTCAAATAAACAAAATAAAACAGCAATGGCTGCTGGGGAAGTCATGAAAGATGTAGCAGAGGTCTCAGATAGTATTGCTATTATTTATGCTGGATACCCAGAAAAACTAGGTGCGGCTGCTACAACTGCAAAAAGTTTAGGTATGAACCTTGGTGATGTTGATAAAATTGCTGATTCATTACTTAATTTTGAACAGTCCATAGGGGCTGAATTAGAAGCAGAATTATTAACAGGAAAAGAATTAAATTTAGAAAAAGCAAGGCAAGCAGCTTTAAATAATGATCTAGAAACAGTAGCAAAAGAATTAGCTAACCAAGGAATAACAGCATCTGAATTCGGAAGAATGAACCGAATTGAGCAAGAAAGATATGCTAAAGCTGCAGGGATGAGTAAAGACCAAATGGCTAAAATGCTTATCTTAGAACAAGCAAAAACCGATGTTGGGAAAGATGCTTTAACTGATGCTCAAAAGCAAACCCTTGAAAATTTAAAACAAGAAGAAGCAGGAGAAAAATTTAGCAAGTCAATAGAAAAAATTCAACAAGCATTAGCTCCTGTTGTAGGGTTTTTTGCAAGTATAGCAACCTCAGTATTAGGGTTTTTAACCTCAACATATCTAATTTATCCAATTTTAGGAATTATAGCTTTATCATATGTTGGTAAAATGGTTAAAGGTTTTAAATCCATGAAAGACGATATGATGCAGATGGGTAAAGATGCTATGAAAATAGCAAAAAACCTTTTTGGTAAAAGTGATAAAGTAAAAGATGTAACTAAAGATGCCCAAGGTAAATTTAGAGATGCTAAAGGTAGATTTGCAAAAGCCCCAGAAGGTGCTGATAAAGCAGGTGAATCAATTGGTAAATCTGCTGATAAAACTAAATCTGTAAAAGGAGATAAAGGTAAAGAAATTAAAAATTTCTTAACAGGACTTGGAGATGGTCTTAAACATGTAGGTAAAAATGCTGTAGAGGTAATGAAAGGGGGATTAGCTTTATTAGTAGCAACCCCAGGCTTAGTAGGTTTAGCTCTTGCTTCCCCAGGTTTAGCACTTTTAGCTATGGTTCCTGGAAAAGGAATAGAATTTGCGCTTAAAGGATTATCAGAAGGTATAATTGCTTTTGGTAAAAAACCAGGTGAAATATTAAAGGGTGCTGCTGTTATGGGGGCCGTAGGTTTAGTATTAGGAGGTTCATTTGCTTTAGCCATGATGATGGTTGGAGATGTTGATCCCGCTCAAATGATTGCTTTTTCGGCTTCATTAGCAATAATGGGACTAACAATAGCTGTATTAGGTAATATGGGTGGTAATATTATAATGGGAGCTTTCGCAATGGGTATTCTAGCTGTATCATTAATCCCAGCAGCATTTGCTTTTAGTTTACTTGCAGGGGTAGATATAGGATCTATGATAGCATTTAGCATTGCTTTACCATTATTAGCATTAGCAGCCGCAGGTTTAGGATTTATAGCTCCTTTTATTATGGCAGGTGCCGCAGCTTTAGCAGTATTAGGATTAGCATTAATCCCTGCAGGTATGGCATTTGGTATGATTACAGGAATAGATAGTAAAGCTATAATGTCATTTTCTACAGGAGTAGCAGCATTAGCATTAACTGTTGCTGGTTTAGGATTCTTAGCTCCATTTATTATTTATGGTTCATTTGCTCTTATGGCTCTAGGATTAGCATTAATTCCATTATCTGTTGCTTTTGGACAATTATCATCTGTAGATACTTCTGGTATGATTGGAGGATTTGTTGAATTAGCTTCTTTAGCCCCTGGATTAACAGCAACTGCCGCTGCATTATTTGCAGTAGCAGGTGGTATGGCAGCGGTAGCAGTAGCAGGATATTTAGCAGTCCCAGCAATGGCATTAATGTCATTATTTGGAGGTTCTGGAGATGGTGGAGAAGGTAAAAAAGAAGATGAAATGGTTAAAATGAATCAAAAATTAGATAAATTAATCGCAGTAGTAGAAGCTGGGGGTGATGTTTTCATTGACGGTACTAAAGTTGGAAAAACAATAGCTTTGGCAAGTTCTAAAATGGGTTAATATTTATAATCAAAACACTTAATTAATACTAATATTATGGCACTTATTGACAAACTACAAACAGGAGGTTCAGTACTTTCAAACTTAAATGGTAACAAAGCTACTGTACCAGATTTTAAAGATTCAAAACTTCACAACACTTATTCAATTAATGGAGACCCTGTTGTTCCCAAACAACCATCCCCATCACAATTAGATTTAAATGGTGAAGTACCTGTTAACAACTATAGAGAAAACGCACCAGAAGGAAGATCATTTTAACATATGCCTCTAATAGACCTCAAAACGGACCTTAAATCTTTAAAGTTCGGGAAGGACAGACCGGGTGGAGGTTCCAGCAATCAACCATATATCCAGAAAGACATTCCCGATAATGGGGATCCCTCTAATATTTTCAACACTGGAGGTCCAGATTCTATTCTTAGAGGAGGTCTAATAGCACCTATAAAAGCCGCAAATGATGTAAGTCGATTAACCCAAATGTTTTTCGACTTAAAATCCCCTAACGGTTTACTATTTACAGCAAAAGAAAATTTATTATCTCGTACTTCAGTCAAAACCGAAGCTTCTGAAGGTTCTGGATATGGAGGAGGAAATGTTAATCAAGGTGTATATTTACCTACTTCTACTATAGCACAATCAGGTGTAGGATTTACAGGAACTCATTTAAATTTATTAGGCATAGACCCTTCAGGTTTATCAGAATTAGGTTTAAACAATTATTTTGATATAGTTAAAAGTAAAGATAAAGAAGATAATAGGTTAGTAACTTTATTAGACAATGAAGATCCTGTAAACATTTTACAATACTCAGGAGGTCCTGGCTCTACATTAGGAATTGGAGATACCTCTATTATATATGCTGATCAAAGAACAGGAGATAAAAATGCTCAAGCTATAACTAATCCTACTCAATTTTATATAGGTGAAAGAAAAAATGGTCAAACCTCATTAACCTCTCCTCCTTTAGGAGTAGCTAATAAATGGTTTGATTTTACTGGAAATAATGATGAGGTATCATATCCAGGTCTAAATACAAATGGTGGGTATACATTTGAATTAGATATTGATAATTCTACTACTAAGCCGGATTCATTAGAGATTAACCCTAATTTACCTGATTCTGTTAGACCTAACAATAAAACTGTAAATGATTTTATAGACCCAATTCAAGCCTCAAACAAATTCCAGGAATATGGTGGTGAAGGTTTAACTAATTCTATTTCTAAAGACGGAGGTTATACTTGGAATAATACTAATGCTCAATCTAGTACGAACCCAAATTCTTTATCACCAAATACCTCATTATCTACAGGAAGTTTTAAATATGAGGAAGATAAATTAAATTACGCTAATTTATTAGGTGCTAGTAAAAAACAAAATTTAAATTTAGACCAAAATGATATAAATCCCGATGGTCAGTTTACTCAAAGATATTATGGGCGTATAGGTTTAAATGACACTTTAAGCAAAAATAACCCTACAGGCAAAGATTTAGAAGGTAAGGGAGCATATCTAGCAGGCTTACAAAATAGCACTACTGATAGATCAACCCCAGGATTATTTAATGGTAATTTAGATTATGCTAAATTAATAAGAAAGGGATCTTCTCAAACTTATATTGACTTAACTAGAGCTCGTGTAAATAATAATTATTACCAAGCAGATAATTTTAATGTTTATACTCAAGGAAATACATTCCCTGATGTTAGTCCATTACAAGCAGCTAATAATTCCAAAACCTTCAGCCAAAGACAACTTATTACTTCCATCCCCATTAGTAGAGGAGGAGTTCAACAAGATTTTAGAAAAAAATTAGGAATAGGTCCTTCTTCAACAATAATGTCTCTTGCCCCAAGCTATAACCCCAATAACAATAAAACTAAAGAAGGTAGGGTAGGATTAGGAAACCCTGGTACCAAAAAATCAGTTGGAGATTATACAGTTAATAATGTATTAGATAAAATTAATGCTAGCCCTATTTCCGATGCAATGGCAAAACCAAATCATTCAACATATAATGATTTAATTCAATTTAGTATTGGTATTGTAGAAAACTCTGCAGGAGATGGTACTGCTAAGTACATGCATTTTAGAGCATTTTTAGATAAATTTGATGATAAGTTTACTAGTGAGTGGGGTAGTACTCAATACGTAGGTAGAGCTGAAAAATTTTACAATTATAAAGGTTTTAGTAGAGAAATTGGGATGGGATTTAAAGTATATGCTCAATCTAAAGGAGAACTTTTAGCTCAATATGAAAAATTAAATTACTTAGCTTCATCCCAAGCCCCAACTTATTCTAGTGCTGGGTTTATGCAAGGCAATTTAGCTAAAATAACAGTAGGAAGTTATATTGTCAATCAACTTGGTATCATAAAAGATGTTTCGTATACTATACCAAGTGAATCTCCATGGGAAATATCTATAGATACGGAAGGTGAATCTGATGGTACTGTTGCTGAATTACCTTTTATGGTTGAGGTAAGTTTATCCTTTACCCCCATTTCAGATTTTGTTCCACAACTTGGAAAAGATTTTATATATAGAAAAGCAAAATCACAATAAGGAGTTTAAAATTAAATAGATGAATAGATACTCTGACATAGAAGAAATTAAAAATACTAATGAGAATGTTGGGACATTAGGTACAATGTATTATAAACCTAATTTTTACCCTGAAATTCCATTAAGTGAAAATGATATTTATGTTATTACTGATTTTGGGGATAGGTTAGATACATTAGCATCTCAATTTTATAATGATGTTACGTTATATTGGATAATATCTTCCGCTAACCCAAATACCCTTAATTTTGGTTCAATAACCATCCCAGTAGGAACTCAATTAAGAATTCCCACTAATATAAATGATATTATAAGAAGTTATAACAATTTAAATAGTTAATAAATGGGAATTATAGGTAATCCGTTTAAAGATTTTGTAAAAAAACAAGTTAATACTCGCCAAAAAGCATTAGGTGAGGGTCTCAAAGATAAAGATTCAATTAAGTTAGACACACAAAAAGCATTTAATCAATCCTCTCCTTGGATAAGATTAGCTAGTGGAGTAAGAATTACTGATAATGGTGCTACTGGTAACACCTATAAACAATTATCACAATTAACATATATTGATAAAAAGGATTGGGATGGGGATGCTTTATCTAAAAATTTAGTACTTGCAGGTGGTGCTACAGATGATAAGGGAAATTTTATAGCTGGAATTAGTGGAGATAGTATATTAAAAAAAGCTTATGGGTATGGAGGAAATCAAACAAATGGTAGGGGATTTGTACCTATGCCTGGAATTACTTCTTGTGATTTTGAATACAAAAATGATGGTGCCCTAGCTTTTGCTAAAGTACAAATTAAAGCCTTTAGTAAAGAACAATTTCAATTGCTTGATATTTTATATCAAAGACCAGGTTATACTTGTTTGTTAGAGTTTGGTCATTCCGTATTTCTAGGAAATGATGGGAAAGTTAAATATGCTGGTAAAGGAAATTATTCTTTTAATACAAAACCCTTCCAAAAAATATTTTCTTCTCCATCTGCAAAAAATAATTTCTTCAACATGGCTCAGGATATTGAAGGTGAACGTGAAAAATGGAGTGGAAATTACGAAGGATTTTTTGGTAGGATAACTAAATTTAAATGGAAGTTTAACCCTGATGGTACTTATGACATAACAGTAAATCTTGTAGGTACTGGAGATGTTATTTCTTCTCTTCAAGTTAATATTCCTAGAGTAGTATCGAGACCTTTTACATTCAGTGGTGGAAGTCCAAAAAAACCCTCAGAAAAAGATAAAGAAGAAGCAAAAGAAGAAGGAGCAACAGTAATTGCTGATGCAATGGCTAGTCAACTTAATTTTGAATTATATGCCCTTTTTGCAAATGGTACACTTTTTCCAAAAAAAAGTGCAAGCAACATCACCATCAATAAACTCCCCTTTTTTAAACCACAAAGAGATAAAGAGTTTAATATAGACCCAAATCTACCCGGAGAACCTGTTGTAGAGGATGTTACGATTATAAGAGGTGTTTATAAAGCTAATGTAGCAGGAATTACTAAAGATTATGACCCAAATACTTGGATTAAATTTGCTGTTCTTTTAGCAATGCTTCAAAAAATATGCAACATTAAAGATGAAGGTGGGAAAAATTATTTATTAAATTTTGATTTTGATTTTGAACTTTCCCAAGTAGATACTAATTTTATGGCAACCTATCCCGGTAATTTTGCAGCAAATCCTAATAAAATTTTAGCTGCATATGTTACACCCCCTGCCTTTGCAGGTTATACTCTTCCAACTTCAACTACCATAAATAATAAAATTAGAAGTATGGGTGTGCCTGATTTTAATAGAAAGGAATTAGGTGCTGATGTTAATCCTCAATTTTATCGTAGATTAGGTGATATTTACATCAATATAAATTTTATAGCTGATCAATTAAAATCATTAAAAGGTACAGATAGTGATGCACAGGATGGTAATGAAATTAGATTATTAGATTTTCTTAAATCAATTTTAGAAGAAATTAATACCCAAATGGGGGGTATTAATAATTTTAGAGTTGTATTTGATGATAAAACCAATAAAATTTCATTTGTATCTCAAACTCCCCTAATCTCTAAACAAGAACCTAAAGATCCTACTGTAATTAATACTTTTGGTCTTACAGCTGGTCAAGGTTCATTTGTAAAAAGTGTAGATTTAGATTCTGAACTTACAGATGCTATGGCTAACCAAATAACTATGGCGGCCCAATCCAATGAAGCAGATAGTAAGGGTAATGGTGTTGATGGTACTTCATTTTCATCCTATAATGGCGGTTTAGTAGATAGGTTATTTGTTAAAAAAACCTCCGCAATGGAAGAAGCAGTTAAAAAAGGTTCTGCAACTGCAGCTTTTGAAAAAGATTATTATGGAAAAGTATGGGATGAGAATACTAAAGAAGCATTTAGAGAAATTTATGAAGACAATGATTTTGATGGTGAGTATGTAGAAGCCATGCAAAATATAGTTGGGGGTATTTCAAAACATATGATAGCGGATTTAACATCCCAACCAATAGCAAAAACCCAAGCAACATTTTTTCTCCCATTTAATTTAGGTATAACAATGCATGGGCTTTCTGGAATGAAAATATTTCAATCATTCCAAACTACTGGTAGAGAGTTACCTTTAAGTTATAACCCGGCTTTAATTTCATTAATAGTTAAAAGTTATTCTCATAATGTTAGTGTTGAAGGATGGACAACTAAAATCTCTACATTTGCTAAACCGCTTAAAAAAGTAGATACATCTGCTTTAAAAGTTGCCACACCAGATGAACCCAGTCCACCTAAAGCAGCACCAGGAGCTAATGGTCCCGTTTCTCAAGGAGAAGGAGGTAATACTATACCTAGTGGTTACCCTGTAGGTAAAATTTATTACACTAATCCTACTAATAAAATCCAAATTTATCTTCACCATACTGCTGGAT